CGAGCTCTTGGTCAACGACCTGCATCAGCTCAGAAACACCAAGAGAGGTAGCCCAGGCCTGGCGACCAGTGTCTGAGATCTGGCTAGCAGCACGCATAAGGCCCGAAAGCAAGCCCATCGGGATGTTTTCGTCTTCCTCTTCTGCCTTGGCGATACGGCGCTGAATAATGTTCATAAGGTCATTGCTGACATCCATCATCATCCTGGCCTGGTCCTCGTTGGCCTGGCGGAACTCCTGGATATTCTGACGGTGGCGCTTGCGCTCTGCAGCGTTTGCCTCCTTAAAAGTGATGGCCATCTGCTGCTTGTCCCATGCAGCACACCTCTTAGCCCACTCGTACGTTTCGTACCACTTCGTAACAGTAGCAGCTCCGTTGCCGCAAGCCTCTGCTGTGCCGATCATTGACCGAGCTCCACCAGAGTTCAAGTAGTGCTGGAAAGCACGGAAAGCCTTTTCATCCTCATGCTTGCCAGCCTTATTGACGTTGTAGCCTCTCTGGAATTCCCAGATCTTGCGATTGCCGCCTCGCTTGAGTTTTACTTCCTTCCACTCTTCAGCCATAGCAGTGCATCTCGCGAGCTAGTATGCCAAACCATTAAAAAAGGCCCCGAAGGGCCTGGCATCAAGTTTCCCGCGTATCTGGTTTAACGAATTCGACACTAGGGTGGTCGAAGAGGCTATCAGGTTCAGTTTCTTGTGCAATAATGGCGCGATTCAGGTTGTCCTGCAATCTTTTGGCGTTTTCTGGTGTAATATAAACCCACAATTCGTCGGAGCCAATCTGAATACGTGCCCCAGTAGGGGCGTGTGGGTTACTAGGCTTTCCGCTAGAGATCCAAAAGCTTAATTCGTCAAGGTCAATGGTCAATAGGTCCGATTCGTCGAATCTGATAATCATGGTGTCAGTGCAATTAGTAGAGGGAACGGGTTGGAGGTCAGGTAAATACTGCCTGGTATACATTGGGTAGCTGGTGCCGCATTATGTGCTTGATGTCCTGAGCAATCAGGCGATGTTCGAGCTGCGTCTCTTCTCCTGCACGAATTTGAACGTAATGGATGAATGACCTGATTGTTCCGCTCATGTACATCCTGGTTGGCGTACCCAGGGGCAGGATAGAGCGGGCACACTCCTTTGCGACACCATGCTCAAGCAGGTACTCATAGTAATCAAAGGTGCTGTGGTACAGCTGCTGGATCTGCTTGTTCATGAGCTCGACCATTTCTGGATCAAGGTCATCATGGCTAGCCTGCTTGTTTTTGAGGTCTTGTGACCGCAGATGTGGCAAGCCAATCGAAGGCAGGTCGCCAGCAGAACTGTAGCGCTGAGAGAACTCCTGAAAAGAGAAGCTGCGATGGCGCAGCACCTGGGCAGCGATTGCACGGGTGGTGTTGATCTCCACCTGCATGCTCGCCATCTCAAATGGGCTCCAGTGCTTGTGCTTGATCAGATACTTGATCAGGCGTGGAGCTGTCTCCATGTTGTTCTGGTTGCTTGGGTTGGACACCCGCGCCATGTAGACAATCTGTTCTTCAGCGTCAGGAGTGATGCTGACCAGCTTGGCGTCGTGGACTTCGCGATTCATGGGTTCCTCCGTGTGTTGCGTGGGGTTTCTTTGATCCGATCGGATGCATCCAGTATAGCACCTAGGACGTCACTTAGATCGGAAGCAGTGCCGCAGAGATGGCGCTTCTCGTGGTAAACGTTATAGTCCCACCACTGGCCGTCTTGCTCGATGGTGATTTTCATTAGAAAATGTCCTCTGGCGACTCTTCCACTCTACCATGAGGATGGTACCAGGATGGGTAGTCCAACTGACGGATCAGTGGCTCCCGATTAGGCCATTCATCAGACTCTTTACACTTCGCATACATTTTCAAAGCGCTTTCCACCTTGGCAAACCCTTCATGCATCATGTCTGGTGACACCTCGAACAGGTCTACAGTAAAAGGCGCCTTACGCTCCACGGCTACAAAGATGAATCGGAATGGCTTTTTGTAGGCCTCCATGGCCGCAAGAGTGTAGTAAGCCGCTTGAAAGTCGTAACCGAGAGAGACGACCTTCTTCGTAAACAGCTCAGGATCCACACTGTCGGTCGTTTTTAAGTCAAGAACCAGGCCTTGTTCAATATCAACACGGTCAAGGCGGGCCTTGCACTGAACACCTTGGGACTCCCAGTAGACAGAGACCTCGTTGTACTTGATGTAATCGGGCTGAGACGGGTCAAAGTAGGCCAGTCGACGCAATGACTCATCCATGCCGTAAACGCTGCCCCAGGGGTCGTCCTTACCTCCTACAGAGAGCACTTTCTTTCGTCCTGCATTCTCCTTCCACTCCTTACCTTCCTTCGTATTAAGCCGAATTCCCTCTGGTTTCTTGACGTACTGAGCCTCGAAAGCCTTTTGGCCATCCAGCGTAAGACAGTGTAGAGCTGTCCCCATTTCCATTGCAGGAGTGGGAATTAGCTTATTCTTCAATGCTGCCTGGTAATGTGCAGGACTTTGCAGGATCTTTTTCAGGCTCGACTGGTTGACACCTGGTTGGCGTCTGTAGTCGAAGTCCGACTGATTGTATGCAACTTCCATCTACTAAAAAAGGTTCTCTTGACATTCTATCGTATAAATTTTTATATTCCAGCAGGAGTCAATCTTCTTGGCCTTTTGCCACTTGACTTCCAGCTCTGGAATGATGCTTACCCTGTCGTCCACCCACAGCACTTTATTCACGGTATCCATCAGAGCCCCCGCGATGTTGTCGATATCTCCACGCCCTTCGCCACGTAGTTCGATTTCAACACGAAGGGGCCCCTCTAGTGGAGGCCCGTCGTACTGCTCCTTGATCTTAGCCAGGAGCTCCTTTTGGTTTTTGCGGTAAGCAGCAGGCATGAACGCATGGCCTGTCTTTGTTACCCGTGGCCTTGCCTTGCTAAACAGAGGATGACGGATCTCTAGTGTAATCATCTAAACACCGGCTAAGCTCACCTAAGATGCCAAGGAAGGAAATTGAACCTCCTACAGCAACTACAAGCTGGTTAACGGCCAGTGCAGAAAGACAGGTCATCACGCGCAGCGTCCGTTTCTGCCGAGTTCACAGGTTGTTCCGTCAGCCTTGACACCGATAATGAAACCACGCTTTTCTATAGTGCTGACAATCTCGTCGTCCTCAAACTGAGCCAGGTCTTTGCGGTCAAGAATGTCTTGGATCTCCTTGTCAGACAGCTCCACGGGCCCCAGAGACGGGTCCCACATGTAGTCATCATCTGAGTCCCAGAAGGCCACCCATTCGTCGTCAGCGGCTTCCCAGTAGTCCAACTGTTGATCGTCTACATCTTGCACGCCATACTCAAGAGTCAATGCCTCTCCGGCAGCAGCTGAGGCGACCTGGTCCTCCAGGATGTCCTCGTAGGTCACGCTGTAAGGCGCCCGTGCGCCCTCCAGGGCTTCGATTTCCCTGTTCAGGTACCATCGACTCTTTTTCAGGTCTTCGATAGTCTTAGCGGGATCCTTGCGGCCTGCTCTAGAGATATATTTCAGAGCATTGCCAAGATTAAAGTCGAGCCCCCAGTCATCAATGACTTCAATAGGCTCGTACTTGCGGCCCGCAGCATAGTGATGGGGGTGGTTGATTTTGTCCATTAGAATTTCGCGTCAGATGAGGTTCGGATTGATCGGTTATCGAAGACAGTGCGATACTCGCGAGTCCTCGGTAGATAGCATACTATGCCATTCCTTCTCCATTCTATCACAGTTCCTTTAGCCCAGCCAGCTCCGCAGCGGACGTGAACCTCGGTTCCTTTTGCCATCGACCGCATGGGTTGCGGCTCTTGCTGCATGAACTCCTGCCTGGCAGTGACAGAAGGCTTCGGCTTGAAGCTACCATCGAAAAGTGTTCTACCCATTGCTTTGTTTGCAAAAGAAATCGTTCTTGCGGAATACCATTGCCTTTTCCGATTCCTTCCACAAAGCCATTGCCTTGTAATAATTCATCGGTTCGGACTTGGTGGGACCAGGCCAGACAAGAACGACGAATTCGCCGCCCCTGGGGTCTAGAGCGTCCTCTGACTGCTCTTTGAACCACTGCTCGTGTTCTCGCTCCCTACGCTTGCGTTTGGCCCTGCGCTGCTTGCCGTAGCGTGCCATCAGAGCTCAGCCCGAAGATGCATCGGCAGGCTGCCGTCGGTACCAGCAACTGCCTTGATGATCGTCGGTAAGTTCTGCAGTTGAGAACCAGCGACCAGTGTCCAGATATCCTTCTCTTGGTTGTAATGGAGGAGTCCAGCTGCGGTCATGTCTCCCAAAACTTCTCCAACGAGCCACTCGAGTCGATTGCGATCATCCTCGATCTCCTCGCTCCATCCTGTGATCAGGTCATCATAGGCACAGACCTGGGTAACCGATGCGACGACCTCGTGCATTGCTACAGCTCCACGATACAGGAGGATGGCCCACACAAAGGGCTTGACGTCTGCTGTTGTCAGCTTTGGTGTTTCGTCGAAAAGGACTCCAACGGTCCCTGGGGCGATCTCAGCTTCTTCAATACTAAAAGACATAAAAAAAGAGGGGTAGGCCCCCTCAGTGTATCAGAACAAGCTGTCGCCGCCTGCCTCTTTTCGCTCTTTGTAAGGTTGGTTTACACGAGCGTTCTTGATATCAAGAAACAGCTTGTCGTTATACTCCCGCTGAACCAACTGACCAGTCACGGAGACGAAGTCACGTCTTTCTAGACTGTTTACCAGGAACTCCCCTTGCCTTCCTGTAACCTGAACTTTATAAAACTGGCCTCGGTCGTCCTTTTTCTTGCCTCCGTAATACTCAGTATCAAGTACAGAAAACTCGTAAATAACGAAGTCGGATCCTAAGGTTTTCTGGGTCACAACTGGCTCGCCTTCGCGTCCAACGATAGTTCCAGAGACTGTGATTGTAGCCATGATTTAAGCCTTCCCGTAAAGGGACTGATTTACCCTATCATTATACCAGGGCCCTGAGCTTGTCGATCGCCTTGGCCATCTGTTGAGATGGTGAGCCCTTGCGGCTATCCAGACCAGCCTTGACGAATGCAGAGGACTTAACGCCAGTCTCGGCATAGATCAGAACGTAATCCTGTATACGAGGGGGAAGGCCCGCTTTTGCCATCAGGTCCTTAAGCTCAAGGAACTTGAGATCATACTTTGCGCCCCTGTTGGAGGTGTCAGGCTGAGCGATGGTGTCAACAAGCACTCCGCCCTCTTCACCCTCGTTCAGAGGCTTGTCCAAGGACAGCTGGGGTGACATAGCAGCGGCTGCAATATGAACGAGCTGTTCATTTTTTGGAGTGGTCCTGGAATTAGAGAGCTTGCCATGCTTCCAAAAATAGTAAACCTCTTGCACAAGGTTTTCAGGGGTGTAGATGGGCTGCTCACACTTGACGATATAGCGGCCAACCTTTTGTTTGATCCAGGGAACAGCGATAGTGGAAAGCTTCGTGCCTTTCTTCGCGTCGTAGCGTCCGACGGCATGGCTAAGGCCTTCAAAGCCCACCTGTAGCAGATCTAGGCTACGCTCGCTACCCCACCTGAAGCCACGCTTATCGGAATAAGCCTTGACCGTAAAGTAGACCAGTTTCAGGTTTCCCTCGCAGATCCTGTTGATTAAGCGTTGACGCTTCTTCTCATCAGTGGTCCTGGCTAGTCGTGCAAGGAGTTCAGTGGTCTGGATTGGCGTGATGGCATGCTTGCCTGCAGTGTTAAGCCAGAGGGTGATGGAATCCATAAATTAGTGCGTCGGACTGGTGGGATACCGAAAGTGTATACCATAAAAAAGAGCCTGTCAAGCGACAGACTCAAGATCTTTGATAACTGTTCCTCGGAAGAACGCAGCTAACGAATCAGCTGCGCTTATCAGGTCACCACTGCTCGCTCGCGGTACCTGCCTCGTTGGGGGCGTACTTAGCGTTGAGCTCGTCCGCCGATTTGATTGCCAGGACGCCGAGTCCTTTCTCGAAGTCACCGCCGAGCTTGTCGCCGACGATTGCGACGAGGGTATCGATGGCAACAGTGTGGACGCCTTTTTCGAGGGCGGCTTCGCGAAACGTGGCCTCAGTCACCTCAGACTCCTTGGCAACCACCGCAGCGGCCTTGGGGGCGGTGGGAGCGGGCTTTGGGGCAGAGTCAGGGGCGGAGTCACCACGGCTGTAAGAGTCCTCCATTGGATCATTGGCCCAGAGCTCGTACCCGAGCCCAAAGATCATAGCGGCTGCCATGCACATACCCCGCCGTTGGGTGTCTGTCACATCTCGGGCGCCGATCTTTTCGTAGGGGATTGGATTGTGCCTGTTATCTTTTATTGCCTGAGGAAGCGCTGGTGTGATCGTGCCGTCGACGTGGCGAAAGCGAATCATCAAGTAGCCGCCGACAGGAGCGCGGTGAATCATGCCTCCGTCCGTTGCTGGCTCATAATCTGGCATCCAGCCAGGCGCGTGCTGGTGAAGCAGGTTGACAGTGCGGCTCCATGAAATGTAACTAGCAGAGAATCGACCAGTGCCGATCTTGTCGACAAGGTCCTTGGTTGCTACGCCTGCGAGATTTGGAAGTTCTGCCATAGTTCAGTGGGATTACTACATACACAGTATACAGCACGAAGCCCTACCTGGGTGCAGCCAGATAGGGATCGTAATGTTCCAGGACAGTGTGCAGACTGCTGGCGGCTCAGTAATTGTTTGATTGATCGTCGCGGTAGGATTTATTCAGCCAGTCCGCTCGCCGTCGGATTCCTCGTCCCTTCCCTCAAGCTACTAGGTGTCGCCTTTCGCAAGATCCTGGTCGGGGGTCGTCTGGGCAATGACTCCCAGCTACCGTCACTGACTTTGATCGTGTTGTCCATCCCTCCATTGAGGCGAGGCACTTTGCGGACTTCTTTACCCGCTCGCTACCTGTCGATTCAGGTTTTGGTTGGTTTTTCCAGTCTGCAGCTGCACCTGCTCCTGGCTTCTAGCAATTTGGCTTGGGCTCTTGTGTCCCTCGCTGCTTCATTGTACCAGGCAGGCTAAGTGCTAACGGTTACGGCGTTTCTTTCGTTCGTACCTGCGCTTGATCACCCTTTCTCGCTCCCGTGGATTTTCTTCGCAGTACAGCCCCTTGAAGCCCAGCAGATACCACCTCGGCCATAGCTTCAGGGGCCCCATGAGTTTCCAGAAATACTCTTCGCGATCAGGGCAATGGAGGATCATCCGACCGATCGCTCGGCCCCCTTCCTCGTATGCGGCTCTTAGTTCTGGGTCCTGCTTGTAATCAAGGGGAACCCCTTTCATTGGCATGATTTCCCGATTATTAATTGTGTTATATGTGTTATTATGTGTTATATATATAAAGAGAGAGTCGGAACAAATCCGATTTTCGATCGGAACCAATCCGATTCAGAGTCGGATCCAATCCGATTAAAAGTCGGATCTGATCAGAT